AATTTAATCATGTCAAGAGTAGCTAATTGTATGTCTTGTGGTATGTCACCTGATTCGTAACCAGCACGGTACTCTACTTTAACTCCAGAAGGAAAGGGCGCAAAGGAAGGAGCCCCCGCTAGAGTCATTGCTGGATAGTTGTTGCGGACTGTAGGATATGATCCTCTAACACCGACTGCACCTACGTCGCGAGTTACTTCTCCCATATCGCGAGAAAAGTTATACTCATTAACTGCGTTGTGAACATCAGTTGTTTCAGTGTCATCATTTTTACCATCAAAATGCACTAAGAAAATAGTTTCTCCATCTGGTCTAAATCTTTGGGTTGGAGGAGTAAAGTTAGCAGATGAGTACCTAGCTTTATCTGATACTCTAAGCTCATCCATGTAACCTTTAAATGTAGTGCCTATCTCAACGTTACTTGTAAATGTTAGGTTTGCTTCAGTAAAAGAAGCATCAGCAATTACGTTACCGTTATAGTGTAAATATAGTTTTTCTTCTGTTAAGTCACGAGATACCGCAACATGAGCAAAACGACGTTTAGCAAACTGCTGAGTCTCAATAGAGGTGTTAGCTCCTTCAATAACAGTTGCTGTTCCTGAAACATTTGCCTCATATGCTAAACCTTTTTGGTTTGCTAATCTAAATTCCATGTAATTCGAAGCGTCTGTATTAATTGAAAATAGTACATTATCTTGTAATGTCGCTTCATCTACGCGAACAAACATCTCGATAGTAAAATCACCCTCTTCGAATTTTAAGTCTGAAGATACAGTGCTACCTAAGAGGTAATCACTTGTACTAAGCTCAAGAGAGGATTTTCCAAATTTTTTAATTCTTGAATTTATGTGAGCATCATTAACAAAACTAAAAGTTGTTGCATCTTTATCTTGCGTAGTTACAGGCCTACCTATAGTAGTCGGATCAGCTAAAATTTTATCTTCTGTGCCATTGAATTCAGAAACTTGATATACGTTTGAAAGAGGTAGTCTTGAAACCATAACAGAGCTTTTTCCTCCGTCAAACACTTCAACATAATCATTAGCCAACATTTCTTGACCAATATAGTGCTCAACCACGCCTGTAGCGTAGTTAATTATATTAGCAAGCCTAGCGTCTTGACTAGTAGACGAAATGCTTAGATAATCTTTAACTTGTGCTAATGTAACAAAAGCATATTTTCCCAAATTTTCTTCTAAACGATCTACCATGTTAATTTACCTGTTCTCCCTCTTCTGATTACTCATATAATGAAAAGGGAGGCGTTGACCGCCTCCCCCTGTGTAGTTCAAAGATGTCTAAGTTAGACTTAGCCAGCTTCGATTGTAACAGCGTAGCTGTACTTAGTAGCGTCAAGAGCTGCATTTGAGTTAGTTGTAAGAGCTTTAAAGTCAATACGAGTGCTCATGTACATTGCAGTGACCTGCTGACGTGGTTCGTACTCGCTCTCAATCTCGATACCGCGACGTTCTGCGATCATAAAGCCAGGCTTATAAACTAGAACACCGAGATCACGGTTAGATCCACCAACGTTATCTAAGAACTCAGTGATTGCAATTGGGATACCGTAAACGGCACCAACTGAACCTGTGAGATAAGTAGCGTTTGGACCAAACTTGTCAACTGTCTGGAAGTCAGAAGTTGTAACAAGGTTGTTGTAACCTTCGATTGATGTTAAGTACACAAGGTCGTTACCAAGCTGAAGGCCATACTTGCCAAGCTTAGTGCGGGCTGCAGCGATATCTGATGGATCAGCTTTATCGTTTGCAGAACCTGTGTCCACAGTCAGACCGGCGCCTACGTCACCTGTAAGGTTAGTAATACCTTCGATAACGGATGCATAGCCAGTACCGGCTGTAATTGCATTTGTTGGTGATGCTGTAAATCCAGTTAGTGCACCAGTTCCACGTAGGATTGCTTTATCGATAGCACGGGCTAAACGACGTGTAGCAGCTGCACGCAAGAAGTCGAGCAAAGGAAGAACTGTATCTTCTTCTTCGTCTTTTGCGAGGTGTGTGGTAGCCATGAACTTATGTGGAGTAAAGTCCACTGAGCTAATGGTGTTCTGGTTGCTGGTTGGTACGCGAGTTGCGTCAGCAATACCTGTAGCGAATGTGCCAGAAGCAAATTGTGCTACATCACCGTCTGTATCTTCGTCAGCTACTGGTACGCGGAATGTTTTCGCGTCAACAGCCATACGAGTGAACATTGGAGCAACAACTAGCTGCTGTTCCATCTCGGTGTAAATATTTTGTGAGAAATTGCTCAAGAACTGATCAACAGATGTAACAGCTTTCATCTTGGCACCGACTTTGGTGTCAAAGATGTCACGCTTGTTAAGCAATTTCGCAACAAGAACGGCGTTAGCCATATCTTTTTCAGAATACTGAGCTTCGTTGCGGCTCTGCTCCTGATAATGCATTTTTGAACGCTGTAATGCAGCGATCTCTTCTTGGTATTTATTCATCTGAGCTTTAAGTTCTGCAACTTGCTCTGATTCATGCGGTGTATAAGCATTATTGCTATCACCTTTAACCAGCATTTGCTGGTCAGCAGCGTCTGCTTCCTTCACGATAGCCTCACCGGTCTCTTTAACCAGTTCAGCAACTGCAGGCTCAGACACTTCAGCACGTGGTGCTTCTTTTTTGATCTCTTCAGCTGGTACAGCTTTAGTAAGATCGATTGTATCTACGACTTGATCAGCCATTTCGTCTTTCTCCTTATCAGAATTTTCGTGAAGCTCTTTAGTAGGGCTCTCGCTTATAACCGCGTCTTCACTTGTAGATTTTTCGACTTGTGAATGTTCTTCTGTTTTCACATTAACAACATTATCACAGTCTTCGCCTGTAGCGTCAACCTCTAAAAATTTAAAGATTGGGTTTTGCTCTGTAGCGACATTGGTGACTTTAAACATTTTTTCTTGATAGTTTACAAGATCACCGTGTTGAAGTTTGCTTGCATCTTCGGAAAGCAAGTTTGTGAACGGGATAGATGCCATTGGATCTTTTATTTCAAGCTCCTCTTCATCCTCCTTTTCCATACCAGTGACTACTTCCTCAGTTTCCGCTTTGACCTCAACTTCTTCAGCATCAGCTTTTTCTTCATCAGCTTCTTCACTCTCATCATGAGGAATAACGTTTCCATCCTCATCTTTTTCGTGATGATCTTCTTCAGATTTTGCTTCAACTTCAGTTTCGGTTACTTCAATCTCAGCTTCGTCGGCTTTAACTTCAGTAACTTCTTCTTCTTTTGAGTTACTCATTGCTTCCTCCTCGGTTGGAGACAACGGACGTTCGTTAATAACTTCGCCCTCCTCCGTGCTATGAATGGGAACACCTGCCATTGTGATATCGTGAGTATGAGGGGGTTCTCCCGCCTCCATCACTACACCAGCAATGATTTTATGAGCGTGGTTTTGCATATGAGATGCGTAGGTTGTTACACCATTCCCACTATCATCCATTTCAACAGTATGATAATGACCATCGCTCATGTCGGTGATTCCTGCTTTAATTTTACGCATCTTTTTTAATTCTTCGGTGCTAGTCTCTTTTAAAGACTTTTTAAACTCGTTAAATTCTTCATCTGAATCAAAAGATTTTCTAATAGAGAAAAGAGAGTCTTGATTACAAGGAACAGATACTACAGAGATCTCTAGTAATTCTACATCAGTAATCATCATTGAATCGTCTTCACGATTATATTTTCCGTCTTTTACTCTAAATCCTACAGAAAAGCTTTTTAACGCGCCATCTTTAATAAGAGTTTGAACTCCGTGATTTTTTTCAGCTGCTTCAGAAACAGCACATTCAACAAAAATACCTTTTTTATCAACACGGATATTATCTACACGACCAATCGGGCAATCATGCTTATGTTGATAAAGAAGAACTGGATTACGCCGATAATTTTCAACGCCTTTAGCCCACGCTTCAGCAGTAACAACATCGCCAGAGCGATCTTTTGCAGTAGTATTGGCATAACCAGCAATCTTTAAAGTATTAGAGCCTTTTTTAAGTGCTTTAGTTTCAAAGGAACTGTTTAAATAAAGAGTTTTATTCATTAGTTGTATCCTCTAAATTATTAGATTCCTCTTGAGAGGGTCTTCCACCTTGGGTTGCGTCTGTTGCACTACCCGTAATGTTCTGTGGTATTCTTATGGTATCATTATTTTCCATTTTTGGAAATCTTAATCCTTCACGAGCTTCATTTGGGGTAATAATTCCTGTGTTTACCAGAGTTGAGTAGTAAACAGCTTGAGTCCTATTATCAGGTTGAAGCGCAGGAACCGTTAGCCTATCTGGAGTGATAGTTACCCCTCCATTGAAGAAGTGAGAAAAAGCTGAACAGAATTGATTCAAAATAGGTAAAATAGTATGTAAGTAGAATAACTTTTGATTTGCATCAATATTAGCATTATTTCCAGATTTTAGTAGAACATAAGGCACGCCTAATGCCTTTGCCATATCTTGTTGAATTCTTTCGATAGAGTTCTCAAAATCAAGTTGATCAAAAGACTTAGTAGAAAACTCGTCAATCTTTAATCCACCATCTAAAATTGCGGGGTTTCTAGCACCGTCAAAAATAGTTGTGTAAGAAGCTCTCCAAGATTCTAAAAGTCTTTCTTTAACTCTTTTTGAAAGAATATTATCAGTGGTCAAAACAAAACCAGGAAGCGCGTTGTTCTTAAAAAATTGACGTTGGAACTTAATCATGTAAAAATACAATTCCATTAAATTAAGAATCGGTTTTAGTTTAGATGTGCCTCTAAAAATAGATAATTCGTTCTCAGCCATAACATGTATAATCTCATTTGGCTCAAAACGAATAGCCTCTGCTTTAGTAGTTTGTTTTCCTCGACCAAAACCGTAAAAGTCATTAGTCTGTTGATTATGAACTAAATAATTATAGTGAGAAACGAAAGCACGGCTATCTGGAACTACTTCAACATCGTTAGCTGGTAGTAAGTAAAGAGACTCACCATCATAGTAGAAAAAAGCATTACCATCTAAGTGAAAATCTAAAAAAGCTCTTCTAAATAATCTAGCACGATCTTCAAAAGGATTAGGCTTGATATTCATCAATTTATTTACTTTTTTTGCTGAACCACCTGTAACATTAAGAGGAATCTCTGTTAAGGCGTTAATCACCATCTCTATAGAGCGATGAATTACTTCAATCTCTCTATATGCCTGTTCAAAGTCTACAATAGTTTCGGGAGACGCGTAGGGTTCGAGAGAAGCTATAGAAGGCTGTGCGGGATTAAGCTTTTCCGCTACCCACTCTCTGAAACCTCGTCTATCATTATCTGCCATGTTTTTCCTTTTGAATGTCTAACCAATTTTTAATTTTTAAAGTTAAATGATTAGAGTATCGTTGCCCATAAATTGTATGTAATCTCTGATGATGTGATTTACATAATGTGAATAGGTTGTGATGGTCTAAACTTTCTTTACAGTCTACTGCAAATTCTTCACGAAGGGAAGTAATTTTTTCAACAGTATCAATTTCAGTAATCTTATTACGAGTACACCACTCATTGAATAACTGACTTACTGAAAAAAGATGATGAAGCTCTAGGTTCTGAACAGAGCCGCAAATGTAGCATTCGTCACGTAGTTTATAATCCTTTTTAATATAGTCTCTTATATACTTAATTGGAAATCTTTTTAATTCAGACATTCTTGAAGCACTTCCCAACGTTTAACAAAATGATCAGGATGTTTATTCAATCCTACATCCCCCTCTCCTAGATTTAGAACCCTACCAGAAATAGTAGGCAGGTGGTCGCATTTTTTAAGGTTTTTTATTAAATAACTTACTAGAATATCGTCCCCTCTAGTTAAATCAGTTTTAGCTAAAATATCTGATTTAACACCATCAAGACAAGATTGTTTTACCATAATTACTGAGCCTACTAGAAAATCAACTTCAGCATTTTTGCACCAACTATCTTTGAGTTGTTTATAGTGTTTTGCCTTGGCAACGCCTTTTTTACCATAGATACCAACTATATCTTGCTTCAAATCATACATCTTTTTAATTAATAGTGGATGAGGTAAAAGATCATCATCCAAAATTAATTTATATTCTTCTTCGTAGTCAAAACATCTTACCCAACGCTCAATGCAGTATTTATTTTTTGTATTATTTATAACATCAACCTTGTCATGACTAAAAGATACATTTGGATTGTTGTTAACAACAGTAATTTTAAAATTTTTACTTAATGTATCACAAATTGCTTTAACATTGTTAGGTCTTTTATAATTTAATAATATAATTCTAAGCATAAATTGATATGTTACTCATCTTTTGGTGTGTGTAAATTGCATACCTAACAGCATCACATGGATGAGACGCCCAGTCATGAATAGCTTTTGGAGTTTCTGTATTAGGATTCCATTTATACGATGCCATCGCGGAAAAAGTATGCCTAGCCCCTTCTGTATCAAAGAAAAGACGGTCTTGTTGAATTAAGACTTGTACAGAATTAATACCGTCATTTACCGATTTAATAGCGTTCTCACAATAAATATCATAGTCATAAGCGAAATCAGCTTTTACTTGTTGTGCAGCAGAGTCAATGTAAATAGTATCTATAGACCACTCATCTATTTTTTCTCCTATTGCTTCGGCTAACTCTGAAGTAGTTGATTCTTTTGATATAAACTCATCTATTATGAAATAATTATCACCATCAGTGCCTATTACAACGAACACATTCTCATCGCGATACCCTACGTCTAAACCTGCAATAACTTCTGAAAAACGTTCACCTACAAAATCTCCAATATGTTTATCTTCGTCTAAGTCTAAATAAATTTGTGCTGCTGTAGTTGTCCATTCACACTCATACTCTTGCAAATAAAGTGCTTTAGTAATTGACTTTTTAGCTTCCTCCACATCGTTTTCAGCTAAAAGAGGGTTAGAGCGCCAAGTGTGAATAGAAGATGACCAATCAGGATACTCAGGGTTGTCTCCTCGTAAGTAATAGTCATAAAGATAATTACCTTTACCACGAGGAGTAGAAATCCATAAACATCGCGAGTCTTGAAAAGTAGATAGTGCAGGACGCAAATCACGGGTATAGTATTCTTCGTTAGGGATAATAGCTGCCTCATCCACAATCAGTAAATTAGCAGCACGACCTACAAGAGAGTCACGATTATTAGCAGATAAGAGTCTAAATACCGAACCGTTAATTAGTTTTATAACTTTATCTTTTTGATTGTAGCGATCAACTTCTATCTCTAGTTGTTTGATAAGATCACCAACATAGTCCCAGATAATAGAGGAGAGAGAAAAGTTAGGAGCAACAACCATAACTTGTTGTCCAGGTTCTAAAAGTTTTGCAAAAGCAAGAATTGCAGCAGCATAGGATTTACCTGTACGACGAGCTGCAATATGAACACAAAAACGGAAAGAATCTAAGTTCTCTACCATCGCCCATTGTGATTCATTAAATTGAATAGGAGTTGGGAGTCTGTCTAAAAGACGTTGTATTTTAATACGGAAAAATTTATCGCTCATCGAGGAAATACGTTAATAATCATTGTAATGACTGTAATTACAGTCACTGCAGCACCGCCTACCCATAAAAGAGTTTTTAAAGAGGCCCTACCAGTAGTAGCTAAACCACCGATATGCTCTATCTCTTTATCCATTTTACACATTTGTTTTTCCATGCGCTCAAACATCTTAACAATATTTAAGTAACGTTCTTCGCATACAGCTTCGTGTGACAAAATTTCAGCCTTATTATTCTGAGAACGCTCATGAAGTCGTTCGATCTCAGTTTGGATTTGGTTTAGCTCCCGTGTATCGTCAGCCATTATTGCCCCTAAATTTTAATTATATAATTCACTACTTCTGTTGGTAGTGTGGTATTCACTGAGAAAGCATTTACAGTTAAAGATGGAACTGTAAGGGCGGGGATAGACAAAGCCGGTACAGACAGAGCTGGGATAGACAGTCCGGGAACTGAATGAGTATGGTTATTAACTGTTAAAGACGGTATAGTTAAAGCTGGAACAGACAGAGCTGGAACAGACAGAGCAGGAATAGAGTGTGAGTGAGAAGCTTGGTTTACTGCTGTCACAAGACCGACCTGAGTAACGTCTTTAGTACCTGCGCTAAGAGTCTGATTGACTGTATATGTAGTAAGTGTTAAATCGCCGTCACCATCAGCACCAGTATTACCAGTGCCTGTATTACCAGTGCCTGTGTTTGCTGTGCCTGTATTTGCTGCAGTGGTGGTAGCAGTAGAGTTTCCAGAGGTACCTGTACCCGTAGTGCCGGTACCTGTGTTTCCTGTCCCTGTATTGGCTGTGCCAGTGTTTGCAGCAGCAGTTGTAACACCTGTTTTAGAAGTTGAAGCTAAAACACTGCTCGCAGCAGCAGAACCTGTAGTAGTACCAAGAGTGTCGTTATTAGCTCCCTTTCCTAGAGGAACTTTATCTCTCAAATCAGGTACATTAAAAGTACCAGAACCATCACCACCTCCGTACCCAGTACCAATCACAGCAAACAAACGAGCATAGGTTGTGCGAGAAACAGCAGTATCATCACAAAGTAACCAACCAGTAGGAGCGCTACCTGCGCCGTAACCAACAATCGTACCAGCAGGGATGATCTCAGCACCCCCTGCGGTTGAACCATCGTGAATTCTTATATTATTTGTTGACGTATCTAAAGAAATTTCGCCCACAAGTCCTGTATAGGAATTGTTTTGAGCAGTTGTTCCCCGTCTAAATTGTAGCTGTGTAGCCATTAATCACTCCTTATGAAAATGCACCTAAATCGAATTTGCCTGTGATTGAAAACGTGTTTGAATCGTTTGTTCCTATTGAAACATTGCCTATAACTTGTGTCTCAACTCCTTGAGTTTTATCTATGACAATATACCTTAAACCGTTAGATATGAGAGACACAGCAGGATCAATGATGGAAACCACTGAATCTCCGCTTGTGATTGCATTGGAACTAAGCCCATTGTATGTACCTGCGGTAATGCTGCCTACATTAATATTACCTGTAGTTGTACCGTTGCCGACTGTGACAGTGGCATTAGCTAGAATAGTAAATTTTGAGCGGGCATCAATGCCTAACCCGCCGCTAAATGGTGAAACTTTTGTGCTCATGTCTACCTTTCTATCATAATTTTAACCAGTGGTCAAATTATTTATGAGAATGCTCCTAAATCTAGCTTCCCTACGATTGTTACAGTGTTTGAATCATTAGTGCCAATTACTACGTTGCCATCAATATCTACTTCACGAATAAAGTTAACGTCTCCATTAGAGTCTGCTGTTACAGCCTTAGACGCAGCTACAGTTCCTAGAGTAAGACCGTCAAGAAGTCCAAGTTCTGTTGGGGTGACTCCGCTAGATGCAGCTATCTTACCAGAACCGTTGGTAATCATGACTCGATCAGCTGTCAAGTCACTAGTGGTTACAGTAGATATTGCCCCAGCAATGTTTGCTACACGTCTTGCTTCTACAGCAGTAGTAATAGTAGCGTTAGCAGTAATTCTAGCTTGAAGAGCTGTATCTTCGTTAGTAAGAGTGGTAACATTTGCAGAAATAGCATCTTGAACAGAAGTTCCATTAAACTTAACAGTAGCTGCGTCTACTATGCCTACACTTAGATTAGAAGCAGTAACAGGAGAGAGTGACGTGTTAGATTTAGGATCTTTAGTGTCTGACAGTTTAAATGTCTTACCAGACTCGTCATAGAAAAAAGCAGCGTTACCTTGGTTTCCACGATTAAAGAGCAAACCTACATCAGCACTTGGAGAGCCTGACACACCATCAGCTAACATGATCATACGGTCCTCAACATCAAGGTTAGTTGTAGACACTGTAGTAGTGTCACCATTGATTGTTAAGTTTCCAGTTATTACAACGTCATCGGTGAATGTAGTAGTGATATTATTAGCTGCTCGTCTAGCCTCTAGAGCGTCGATCTGAGTTTGAATAGCTCCAGTAACTCCGTCAACGTATCCTAACTCTGTTGAAGAAACAGGACTAACTTCGATCTTACCTCCACTGCCTGATATCAAAGCTCTTGATGCAGTTAAATTAGTAGTAAGTACAGTGCTTATTGCCCCAGCTATGTTATTTGTTCTTCTAGTTTCGACAGCTGCTACATTATCTTGGACCACATCTAAATTAGCATTGAGTCTAGTTTCTGTATCAGCTGCGGTGCCTACTGTGACAGATGCCACATTATCTTGAACTACATTTATATTAGCATTTAGTCGTGTAAAAGTAATAAAATCGTTTGATGCAGCTACTAGTGTGTTAGCAGCGATTCTAGCTTGTAAAGCTGTATCTTCATTATTATGTACAGTAACGTTAGCTACTCTTCTAGCTTCAATGGCATCAGCGTTTGCATCAAGCACGTTGAGATTAGCATTTAGTCGTGTAAAAGTGATAAAATCGTTTGAAGCAGAACGAGTATCTAGTGAAGCGATAGTAACTTTTTTAGTGGCATCAACATTAATATCTACGATAGGTAACACGTCATTAGTTGCAAGATCGCCTGCAGCTAATTCTGTGAGGTCGGTAATTTTTACGTTTGCCATTTAAATTCCTTTTAACGTGAAGATACTACTTTCATGTATTGTCGCATAACACTGATATACTGTCAAAATGAAAAATGATTAACTCTCACGTTGGGTTAAAATTGTACGATTATCTTGAGTTTGAAGTACGCGTCCATCTTGAGTCAAAAAGATGTTGCCTTGCGTCTCAAAATCTTGATTTATTAATAATATGTCATTTGGGCTTTGATTAAGTGAGAAGAATTTGCCGTCTTGAGTAACGAGCGGGTCAAGTCCTGAAAGATCAACAGCATCAGTGCCAAAAAATCGACGAATCGCTGAGGTGGATAAAACGAGACGACTAATTCCTAGAGGCATTAGTCTCTCTCAGAGATATACAGTTTCCCTGAAGTGGAGTCTTGAATAACAGCTACAAATTTACTGTTCTCAGTGGGATCAGTTTCAGCCCCAAGGGAAATGTCATAAGGAAGCGAGCCTGCTAAAAAATGAGAAGTTGTGGTGCTAGCTTCAACCGCTGAATTACCAATCTCGATAAAGCAGTCTTGAGTAGAATAAAGAGTTACAACTCTAACTGAGCTTGAAATTTCTGGAGAAGTGTTAGAGGAAGCGGTAAAAGGAACTTGAAGTCCTCGATTAGGACGCAATCCTAATACTGGGATTGGATCGTTACCATCATCACGTGGTTGTTTGCTCATGTCATTTCTCCAATATCATTTTATTAATAACAGCACTCATATGATCAACTAACCAGCTATGCGCTTCAGCGGTGAGATGATTTCCCGCATCTTGTACTGTGGCTTTGCCGAAATTCACAGTAAGAGGCTCTTGTGCTGTAGTGTCATACATAGTATTACCCCATTCAAGAGGGATAAAGTCAACCTCAGTCCATGTTTTGTAATCAAGAAAGGGACTCCAAAAATATGCTGTAGGCATTTGTGCAATCATTTTACGGGCTGCATTTGTATTTAGTTTATAAATATTCGCTACAGAATCATTCCAACTTAACGGGAATGGTTGCCGAGGTCGTCGTATTAGTGCAGATAAGTTAACAATAGCGGGTCCTGTATAGTCACGTGCTTGTTTATGTAGCATATCAAGATTAGCACAACCTCTCACAGCACAATTTTCAATTTCAAATTCTCTGGCTAATACGTGTACCCAAGTGTTTGTAAATCCCTCCACCCGATACGCATCATCACTATATGAGTCTCCAATTATTCTAATCAATCTATATTATATTGTCCAGTTCAATTTTGTGCGCGGGGTGCGTCATCCATCGTTTTCAAACCGAGCGCGAAGCGCTCGCAAATTTTTTTCTCTCTCGACCCATGGCGTTCTCATCTTTTCATGTTCATGGTGTAGTTTCACGAATTCTTTCATCCACATAGAGGAATATAGTGAATCCTTAACATCCACGGGAGGAGAGCAATCCCAATCAAGAGTAGGGTCATCCATATTATCCATTCGATACTCATCCACATCTCCCACTACGTCGCCTTCCTTCTAGATAAAATCTCCCCCATCTTGTTGGACGCGGTATGCGTAAACCAACGAGGGACTAGCGCGTGTACAGTCACCACTACAACCAGCAATTGCAGCTCCACTGCAATCTTCAAAGCGGAAATCATGTGTTGAACCGGAGTCTCACCAACTGACTCACAGTGTGCTCTACAACGCTTAGAAATCATTCCATTAGGTCCCTCATGAGTTTGTCATAGTTATTAATCTGTACCGCCACCGCTGGACCTTGTGCTTTAGGCTTCAAAGATGTTTCCACCTCTTGTAAGTGCTTCATCCAGTCGAGAAGGTCTTTTTTAGAGTAGATGCCTGTTTCCACAGCCTCTTGTATCTTCTGGTCGATAACTGAATTGATGAGGTTGATGCGCTTAATTCGATTAAGATATCCCTGCGTGGCAAAAACTGAATCTATGTAGTTTTTTACCTCTTTTTTCTCAATCACAGAGGTAACTCGATCCTCTGAAATGCCATACTCATCAGCTAATTCGTCTATGCCCTTCCCGGATAAGTAATCGTTAGCGAGCGCAAGCATAACCGGGTCCAGAGGCGGAGCCTCTAAGCTGCGGTTTAGTGCATCAACAGTGGTTGTTATAGTTTTATTATTTGATTGCATCGTCCACCTCATATAAAATTTGTAAACTTAGATCAGCCATTCCATATGGATGGAATAGCCCCTCATCAGTGCGAAACTCTGTCACACGAGCTTCTTCTACTTGTAAAGCACGGTTATTCGCTGCAAAAGTTTCAACCGCGTCATCCACTGCCATCCCGAACGTTTCTGCAGTTCCTAAGGCATCGTCTTCTGAATAAACATACCCGCGAACAAAAATATTCAGCAGCCCTTGCCGAAAATCGGCACCGCGTGTTACGCGTGTTTCAGTTTGCGGGAGAAAAGTAATAGTCGGAAAGTCATTAATATCGTCAAGATATTTGTATGACTTGTGAACATTGTTCACATGCGCTGTGGTATTTGCCGCTAAATGTGTGACTAGTGCGTCTAAGATGTCTGTACGTCTGGCCATATCTCACCTATCATTTTATCAACTGTTTTATCTTTTATATACTTTTGCCAACCGTGGGAATCATCATACTGATAATTATGGTTACACCACCTAATAATATAACGACAAATCTGATAATCGCTAACAATTAAAAAATTATCTTCAAACCATGATCTACACCACTCAAGCGAGGGGATTTGAAAGAGTTCAAACGTTTCCCACTCCTCAACACGACAATTAGGATGAAGTATGCAATCTCCTGGTAAACACTGATTTCCGTCTGCATCTACTGGAATACGAAAAGGACCAGACTCTTGCTCATATGCAACCGGAGGGTTGCCAGGCCACCAATAGTTTCCAGAATCGTCAGCTTCTCCAAAACTGTTGTATACTAGTGGACCGTACCTAAACTTCTCGCTCATTAACTACTGCTGTCCTTATTAAAGTACTTGTTTACGTCAAAATCTAAACTACCCCCGTAAGCGATAACACATGCCTCTATAGGGTTGTGAAATTCAACAATTGTCCAGCTTTTAGTTATGGGATTAGCAAACATAGTAATAGGAATTTGTCTTTTTTCCCCATCTTCAAATACTATATCGCCAACCCCGCCTACTAAAGCTTCCTCTCCTGCTCCAGTTATCATTTCAAGTAAAGATGCTTTAGATCCACACTGAATAGGTTTTGCTCTAAGTTGTGTTTCGGCAAACGCAATATTTAAGCCTACTAATAAACTAATAGTAAATGTAAAAGCAATCAATAGTTGTATACCAAATTTATCTACTCTTCTAAAATGCTTTTCGGTTTCATAATCTTTCATTTCATTCCCTCTACTGTATATTCGGGTTTATATTCTCCCTCAAGTGTATAATATTTACCATTATACAAGAAACACATCAATGCTGTTAATGTATCATATTCTTTTTGTATCTTACGAAACCAGAGCCAGTAGTGTTTAATGGTATTATTCATGTATCTCTCTAGTTGGCGTTTCATCATAAGTGACTTTTTCTAAACCATACTCAGTCATCTCCATTAATACGCCGTGTTTATAACGTCTTTCACCTATAATTAAATCATAAGGTTCTTTTATAACTAGAGTCATTCCGCATTTACTGCAAAAAGCATAATTACCGAATATACTAGTAATAGAGTAGTTATGACCAAATAAACGACACATAATATTCATGAAAAATACCCTAATAAAAAATTTTGAAAACGAGTGGTAAATACAAATTTTACTTAAGTCTATTGTAGTCTTCCCTTTAAGGGTTGTCAAGAATTAACCCTGTTTTTCGAAATTTCCCAGTTCGAGGCCGTGTAGAGGTGCGCAACGAGGGGGTAAGGTCAATAGTCTGACTAACCGCCCCTATTGCTGGCCCCCGACAGCTAACCCCTTGATATCATTAAGAAATAAAAATGACAACTCATTGATTTCATTGGAAACTTTTTTTACTTTACCTCTTGATTTATGCACTTAAAAGGCTTATATATTATATATAGTTAATTAGGAGGTTGACATGGATTTTGATTTAGCTGCGCTGGAAAAAGAAATGGAAGCGATGACGCAAGAAATGTCAGACGCGGAAATTGCCGCAATGGAAAAAGAAATCACAGACGGTTTCGGTCAATCATTTGACGAAATTTTTGGAGGGACTAAATAATGTTTATCAATTATCGCAAAGCTGCCAAGGTTAAGGCAATTATCTTCGCAGCTCTTTTTGTTTTCGGATCTACTCTGCTGGCTGCGTCAGGCGTTGGCATGACACATTTGCCGCATCAGGAAATTGGATTTTGGATTATGCTAGGCGTTTCTTTCGTTGGCATCCTAACTGTTTTCTGGTCTGCTCTCGGATTTATTTTTGCAATGATGGATTATAAGGAACTGTCATAATGGAACACTTAAAACTCAGCTGGAAACTACACCCAAAGCTAACAACGCTTTGGGCGGCGGTCACCTCCTATCTTTTCTACTTTATGGGTTCGATTTTCTATGGAATAATCTAAAAACCCGATTCTGCTAACCTTTTCAAAGGGTTAGCAGGCGCAGGCCCCCGCCGCCGTAACTCATTGATTTTATTGACAAATAAAAATGATAACTCATTGAAAACACACAAAACTTTTTTCGCTTTGCCTCTTGATTTTTACCCTAGCAATCACTATATATAATATATAGAAACAATAGATAAGAAAGATAAAACCATGACTACATTTTACACTGCTGGCAAGGTCTGGCACCAAACAAAATTTCAACACCTTCGCGACGATCTTGGCTTTCCTGTTAAGGCTCGTTGGATAGATCTTACTGATGATTGCGATATCGTCCAGAATCACAAGGATCAACTCTGGACACTTTGCTTTGAAGATGTCCGTGATTCTGATTTCGTCTTACTCTATTGCGAAGATGCAAACGAGGAACAGCGCGGCGCGTTGGTCGAACTCGGAATGGCTTATGGCTTTGGCAAATCTGTCTATGCTGTTGGCTCATGCAAAACAATTCAGCCGAATAAAATTTCGGATGTTGCGTTTACTCACTATCCAAAATTCCATTGGTTGCCAACTTCAGATTTGGTTGAAGGCGCGAAGATGGCTTTGCGGATCGAAGAAACTAAAAAGCAAATGATTGCTGATATTGAAAAGGATGCTGCATAATGCCCTATATACCTAAAGATAGACGTCGCGAGATTAACAACGAATTGACTGTTATAGGCGATCAATTCATGCCACAAAATGCTGGCGATCTCAACTATATCGTTTCCACTTTTATTGACAACTTTCTCGTTGAAAAGGGTTTGCGATATGCTCACATTAACGAGATGATCGGCGCGTTGGATTGCTGTAAAATGGAATTATACCGCCGCATTGCTGAACCATACGAGGATGAAGTTATAGACAAGAATGGCGATGCCTACCATTGCCAGCTATCACCTTTAGGCTCGGAATATTAAGGAGGGATAAATGACAAAAACATATGCCGCTGGCTACAAAGGTTGGGGAATAGCAAAATTTGGAAAAACATTTAACGAGGTTGAGCAGCGCGTGAAAAGAATTGGCTTTAATGTTTATAGGGATGATTTTGTTTGCGTTGCTATAGATGGAAACTGCGAGAACTATGCTTGCTATCTTGCCGCGAAAAAATATGGTCAAAACCTTTGGGTCTTGGATAATAAAATATTTGCCTCACCAACATCGCCTCACGGATTCCATATGCGAAGCGGGCATACCGAGGTTTACGATTGCCCTATCGAAGAAGCCGAGGATATTCTTAAATTAGCAATGCAAATGAAAGAAATAGATATTGCAGACATGCAGAAAAAAGAAAGGCGAATTTATACAACTCTAATGGAAGAATACAACGCTGACGGATTAAAGGATGGCGTGGTTCCTAGCTACGATTACAATAGGGAAAAAGTTAGGATGGTTGCGGCGTAGCCGCAACCTAGCGCCAGCTGGAACAAAACGTGAACAAACCATGCCTCGGTTGCTAACTCACGTTTTATCGAATGAATACAAGGTCTTACAGGCAAATGGCCCCGGCCCGGCTAAGTCATTGATTTTATTGAGAAATAAAAATGATAAGCCACTGAAAACAAACAAAACTTTTTTTGATCTGCCCCTTGATTTTTTACCCCATAATCCCTATATATAATACATAGAAAATGAAACACCTTTTTAATCGGGAGATTTTAATATGGCTAAAAATGTAAATTACTCTGCTGCTCTTACTGCTACCATCATCGAGGACTACCAAAACGGCGTCTCGGTTGACGACATCGCTGCGTCCATCGAAAAATCCGTTCGCTCGGTTCGTTCCAAGCTCGTGCGCGAGGGCGTCTATGTCGCTGCTCCGAAAAAGACTGCTCGGAAGGCTGATGAGCCAACGAAAAAAGAATTGCTGATCCAGCTCGAAGCGGTCGCCCCTTTCGCGGTCGATGGTTTCATGGGCGCAACGAAGGAGGCTATCAATGAAATGCTCAAATATTTCTCCGAGCATTAAGCCGCGAAATCGGTTAGCCAGAGACCTGCGGGCGTTCCGTCCGCAGGTTATCCGCTCTAAAAAAATCTATTCTCGGAAGGGAAAATCCAAATGGCAAATTTCAAAATAATTCGCTCAAAAAAATCTATTGCTAAACTCAATAATGATAGATCTTTTGAAGGGATGATTAAAAAACAAGGGTTAGCAAAAAAGCCAGAAAAGCCAACGAAAACAAAGGCTTAGCGAGGGGGCGGCCCCCGCCGGCCGCTAAGTCATTGAAAACAAAGGAAAATAAAAATGATAACCCATTGTTTTCATTGAAAACTTTTTTCATTTTGCCCCTTGATTTTTAGGGTTGGAATGATTATATATATAAGACAACAAACAACGAGGGTTGCTATGACTATTCAGAAAAATGCTTATGTCGTGATGGACACCGAGACTTCCGCGCATGATGGTTTGGTCTTTGATTTTGGCTGGACTACTATTGACAAGCGCGGCAATATTTTGGGCAAGGGTGATTTGAATTTTCTTGACGTGATCGTAAAGGAAAAGCCTTATTACGTTCACAAGATTGGCGGTTATGCCAAGCGTCAGCGCAAGGGCGTTCACAAGGTTACTTCTTTTAAGGTTGGGGCGCGTCTTTTCAATATGCACATTGCTCACCTCAAGGCTGCTGGTTATCGCGTTATTCTTTGCGCTTACAATGCTGGCTTTGATTGCCGCGTTTTGGGTCACACTGCCAAGCGTATGACCGGCGAAAAGTTTTTGCGTCACTCTGTCGATCTGCTCGACATTTGGGGCAACTGGGCAATCTCGGCACCGAAAGCCTACACCGCACCCCCGACTGCAAGCGGCAAGTTTTACTCGACTAGCGCGGAGAATGTTTATCGTTTTGAAATGCAGATGCCGGAATTTGTCGAGGCTCACACCGCTTATGAAGATACGACTATTGAATCGCAAATTTTGCTCAAGATTTTGAATCGCAAAAAGCGCGTTAAGGTCGTCAAGTCACCGCGTGATTTTGACCATGCTATCTGGGAAAATTTTGTTATTGAAGGGAGCGCATAATGCAAAAAAAATATCACACTACTGGAATTGAGGGTTGTGACGATTGCCAATGGCTGGCAATCGAAACCGAAGGCGATTTTCTTTGCTGCGACGATTGCGACGCGGAATTGAATGGCGACGATGGTCAGCCGTCTTGGGAGCAGGAATGGGCAGATTTTGGGGAGGTTTACAGCGATGAATATTGACATTAAAAAAATTCTGATTGGTCTCTATCTGGCTTACTCTATCGCCAGCGATACCATTATTTGGGGAGGCGCGTTATACTGGTTCTTCGTCCACTAAACGCGAATTTCCCTGTAAAATCAAACACTTGCGGGGCGCGGGGCCCCGGCCGGGCTAACCCATTGTTTTTAAAGGAAAATAAAAATGATAACCCATTGAAAACGTTGAAAACTATTTTCACTTCACCCCTTGATTTTTGGGGTTGGAATGCTTATATATAATACATAGAAACAATAAAGGAATTATTACCATGATTAAAAATATCTCAATCTTCGATCTTGACGGAACCATTATTGACAGCTCACATCGTCAAATGGTCAAATCAGATGGCACGCTTGATCTTGCCAAATGGTTTGAAAATGCCACTGCTGAAAAGATTTTTGCTGATAAGGTTTTGCCTTTAGCAACTCAGGTTCGTAGACGTCAAAAAGCTGGCGATTATGTCATGGTTTGCACTGCTAGAAATATGCAGGATGCAGATTTTGAATTTCTGCAAAATGAGGGCATTTGTCCAGATAAGATCATCTCTCGCCCTGCTGGTAACATGGAAGCCGATGGCGTTTTGAAAGCTAAACAGCTTAACAGCTTTTTGTCACTCAAGCAATTTGCCAAGGCTAACAAGGTCATGTTCGATGATGCCGCTTCGGTTCGGTCTACACTTCGCAAGCTAGGAATTGCGGTTATCAATCCCGAAAAAATTGCTGCGAGGGTTGCATAATGTTCGGTTGGGTTGGGTCATTTTTGGTCATTGGGCAAATGGCTTGCCTATCGCTCGGGTTGCCAACACATTTCGCAATCATGGTTGGAATGGTTGCATCGCTTTGTTGGCTCATTCATGGATTGGCTATTAAAGACAAGCCGATTCTTTTTGTTAATTCAGCCGTGATGGTCACGGCAATCGTGGGGTTGATGCCATGAAAAATATAAATTGGAAAAAAATTCTGGTTGGGTTATACCTTGCCTATTCAGTCGCTACAGATACAATCATTTGGGGCGGCGCGTTATATCTCTTAATCACAGGGGGTTTCTAATGTCTGAAAGATTGCAAAATTTTATTCAACTCAACGAACATGCCGAGCGCGTACATGCCGAGGGCAGACGCATTGCGGTTATTCTTGAAGGGCGCGATGGCGCGGGAAAATCTGGCACTGTTCGGGAATTGACCCGATACTTGCCCCCATACACTCACCGCGTCCAGCCGTCATTCATGCCCACTAAACGCATGATGAAAAGCTGGTTGCCCGAATGGAAAAAACTGCTTCCTAAAAAGGGACAAATTGTTATCTATGACCGGTCTTGGTATAGCCGCGCATTGCTTCAACCGGTCATGGGTTGGTGTTCACCGCGTCAATATAAAACTTTTATGCGTGACGTTATTGATTGGGAAAATTCACAAGGCGTTGAATATATCAAAATCTGGCTTTCGGTTAATGAAAAACGGCAACGCCAACTTTTACAACGCAGGGTCAGCGATCCGTTGCGCTATTGGAAATATAGCCCGAATGATCCTAAATCGCTAGACGCATTTGACGCGATCACCAAAAAGAAGGATGACCTTTTTTGCTTAAATTGGGATTGGAATGTTGTTGACATGAATAACAAAGATCATGGGCGACAATGGGTTGTCGAGCTGGTCAACTCTCAGCTAGATGATAGGCGTTTAATTTAATCATGGCACTAGGGGGATTTAGTCCCCCATTTTTTTTCACAAAAGACCGCTTTTATCCAACAATATCAATGACTTACGGGCGGGTGGCCGCGGCGAACCCGTTTTTGTCAATAAAAACAATGCTTTACGTGGTATTGTTGAATGCGCAAAAATAAACTTTATCAACGGGTTACGACCAACTCTTGAGAAATCAAAATCAGTTAGCGTCCATTGCTCACACATCACATTAGCAGTGAGCGCTATCCAGCGCCAGTAGTAGTTCGACGATTGTCAAGTAAAAAGTCAACGTGATTGGACAAAAAGATGGAACCTGTTGCAAGTCTGCCACACTCTGCGCCAGTGGAAAGGCGACTTTGTCAAGTAAAAAGTCAACTTCAGTCGGTCGAAAGGTCAAAATATTTTTCGAGTCGTGCTACGAGATTCTGTACGATTTTACTTGCTTTCTTGGATTTTTATCTGTATATTTATCTCATAAACAATCAGAGAGAAGGAGACTGCAACATGGCAGCACAAGTAAATTACTCACCCGAATTAACTGCAACCATTATCGACCAGTACCAAGCTGGGGTATCTGTTGATGAGATTGCAACTGATATTGGTAAGAGCATTCGTTCAGTACGCTCTAAGCTGGTTCGTGAAGGTGTATATGTGGCAGTTCCTAAAGCTAAGTCAACTCGGGAGCAAGGTCCGACTAAAAAAGAGATTCTTCGCGATCTCGAAAGCACTGGGTTTGACGTGTCAGGCTTTGAAGGAGCTACCAAAGATGCAATCATGCGTTTGATCGCAATGCAATCTAACTAAACCATTGAAGGGGCAGGGTTTTTCTCTGCCCCTCTTTTTTTACCTAAAGGAATAACCATGCCTGGAATTAAATTATCATTTATTCGTGATGATGCTCAAGAACAGTGGGTAAGCAAAGTAGCAGACCTACAACCTATTACAGATACTACTTATATTTGGCAGACAGACCAGATTAAGCCAGATCGTGAAGGATTACACCAACTATTTGATAGATTTATTGATAGCACAGGTGTAGTCGAAGACGATTAGTACTTGCTCGGCGCCAGAGCACCAGCCCAAGTGTCAAGTCGAAAGTCGATTCGCTTGCTAACATTGCTACTTACGGCAGTAAGTCTATAAGTGCCTGTGCGCCAGTGCAAAACCAAAGTGCAATCTCAATTTACGTGGTCGATAGCTAGTAATTATTCAAAAAATAGCCTAGTCACAGGTTAGACCCCTCCCCACCCTGGTATAATAGCATAAAAACAGCCCAATATGCAAGCAAACTCTCGCTCCCTACGGTCGCGAAGCACAAAAAAAGGTGATTTTATAGTGTTTTTACCCACAAATCACCAAAAAAATCAAAGAATCATCAAAAATCGTAAGAAATGTGTAAAAAAACGTAGTTTTTTAGCTCATTGGCACCCGAAAAAACGAAAAAAAGCTTGTCGCGAGGTCCCGCTGCGCAGCCCCAAGCGAACTCCGTTCGCGAGCTGTCGAACACACTTCTCAGTTGCCGCGCTGCACTTAAACACTTCGTGTTAAAAGTGTATTCCAAACGCACGCTTCGCGTGAGTCGAACAATCTG